CGAAGGGGCACCACACAGGAATCGGAAAAAGTCCTGGAAGTGCCTGAATAATGGTGGGCGCGACAGGGATCGAACCTGTGACCCCTACCATGTCAAGGTGACAAAACTTCCTGATTTCCTTGCAAAATCAAGCAAGAAGCGCGCGTGACCAGCGTGAAACAGATTAAGAACCGATCTGGAACAAACGCGGATTTGCGATTGAACTGCGATTGACGGCACCTACGCCGCCATCAGGACTGCTCTGGCCCATGGAAAACCCGATCGACGAAATCGCCGCCCTTGCGGACGGCGAGCCGACGCCGCTTGCGCCGGCGGTTGACGATGTAGTCACCCGGACACTGGACGATCAGGCGGCCGAGAGCGGGCCGCGGGCGTGGGGCTACGATGTCGAGGTCATCAATCAGGAGTATGCGCTTGTTCTGTGGGGAGGTCGCGCCGTTGTCGTGCGCGAGCGCCCGGACGGGCCGATCGAGGACCGCGTGCGCGTGTTGTCCGTCGAAGCGTTCGACCAATGGTTTGCGAATCGGTTTACCGAGATCGTGACTGCCGAGGGCAAGGTCAAGGCGATCAGCTGGGGGCGCGCCTGGCGGACCGATCGTCGGCGCCGGCAGTATGCAGGCATCGAGTTTTTTCCGAACTATGACGGCGCGCAAGGTACGGACGGTTATCTCAATCTTTGGCGAGGCTTTGCAGCCGAGCCGTCGAGCGAGGGCAATTGGTCGATTTTTCGGGACCATCTGCTCAATCAGGTCTGCCAAGGCGACAAGGGCCTTTACGAATGGGTTTTCGGCTGGTTCGCGCACATCGTGCAGCGGCCTCGCGAACGCATCGGAACGGCGCTTGTTCTGCGCGGACGAATGGGCACGGGCAAGACGAAGGTCGGCGAAGTGATCGGCTCTCTGATTCCGGCGCATTACTTTCAGGTCGATGATCCGCGTTACATCACCGGCCAATTCAACGCGCACATGGCAAGTTGCCTGTTGCTGCAGGCCGAGGAAGCCGTGTGGGCCGGCGACAAGCACGCTGAGGGTCGCCTGAAAGGGCTGGTCACCTCGCACTCGCAAATGATCGAGAGCAAGGGCATCGATCCGATTCGCATCAGCAACTATGTCCGGCTGATGATGACGTCCAATGAGGACTGGGTCGTGCCGGCCGGCATGGACGAGCGCCGATTTTGCGTTCTCGACGTTCATCCGCGGTGCGCTCAAAACCACGATTACTTTCGCGAAATGGATGAGCAGCTTGCCGCCGGCGGGCGAGAGCGACTGTTGCGCGATCTACTCGATTTCGACTTGAGCAGAGTCAACTTGCGCGACATCCCGCGCACGAACGCACTTTTGGAGCAAAAGTTTCGGTCGCTCGATCCGCTGGATAGTTGGTGGCTCGGCCGCTTGATGGACGGCATGGCGACTACGCGCCTACCGGGCTGGCCGAATTCGGTAACCATTGACGCGCTATATGGGGACTATCTGCGTTCGGCCGATGAGATCGGCGCCGGCCGCAAGCGCGACAAAGCCACGTTTGGGCACCGCCTTGCGAAGCTGGCGCCTGGCATTCGGCGCGTGAGGGCTAAAGCCGAGGACAACGGCAAGCGGCCTTGGATTTATGAACTGCCGACGCTCGCCGAGTGCCGACAGGGCTTTGAGGACATGTTGGGGCAGCCTGTCGCATGGCCGGCCCTTTCGGCGGGCGAGAGCGAAGCGATTTTGGCGGATGATGACGTCATCCCGCTTTGAATTGTCCTAGCTGTCCTAGCGCCACAATCTCACTAGGACAGCAGGAACCCTTGAAAATTGGGCATTTGTCCTAGTGTCCTAGCTGTCCTAGTCGCGCGCGCGCGTAGGAGAAACTTTCTTGGCGGAAACGCCAAGAATTTTTCTGCTTATCTCTATTTTCACTAGGACAGCTAGGACACTAGGACAAACCCTTATTTTACGGGCCTTTTCTTTGTCCTAGCGCCAAAGGGGCACCCGGACAGCTAGGACAGACTGAACGGAGAAAGAACCTTGAACAAACCTACGACCGAACAGATCGCCTTCGCGCGAACGATGAGCAAGCGGCAACGTGCTGTGCTTGTCGTTCTCGCGGATCATCCGGCACACCTTAGCGCCTCGGAGCAAGCCGACCAGGAGATATTCGCCCTGGTGCGGCACAGGCTGGCTCAATGCCACAGCACGACGCCGGATGGGCAAGGGCCGTTCGCCTGGGCGGCGACTGATGTCGGCAAGGCAATCGCACGAAAGCAGGCGAGCGGCGACCTCTGATCGCGCCGATCGTCGCGGGTCCTTCCCCCGCCCCCGCCCCCTGCGGCGGTAGACCGGCCCCGAATCCTTCCAGTTGGGCTACCTGAAAACTTTGGTTGTCAGAGTTGTCAGCCATTGACGAACAGTTGTCAGCCTAAGTGACTGACTTACCGAAGCATTCTCACAAAATCTGAACCTTTAATGCGAACGCCGGCTGTCAATGTTGACAGGGCCGCGCGTACACGCACGACCACGGAGAACCCATGAGCGATCTGTTCAAGACCGAAGCTGACGGCACGCGCGTCGTGGCGCTGGAAAAGCCCTATGAGGGGCACCACGGCATGATCAGTGAAATCCGCCTGAGGCCGCCGACGTATAAAGATTTCATCGAACTCGGCGATCCGACCGTCCTGATCGTCGTCGCCGGCGGCATGGTGCCGCAAGAGGACCTTGCCACCATCGCGAAATACATCGCGCGCCTCGGTGGCGGCGACACCGTTCGCCTCGATACGGTTGGCACACTCCGTGACGCTATGGCGCTTCGGGACGCTGTGAAGTCTTTTTTCGACCAGGCCTCAGCAAGTGGCTCGAAGGCGCAGCCGACTTCCTGATTTTTGAGGTGCGTTTCGCGCCAAGCGAAGTCAACGGGATGACGCTCGATGAGATCGTGCGCCTGACGGGCCGCGCCATCGACTACCGAAAGCAAAAACGAGGCTGACATGGCGAGAACTGTTCTCGACGCCGAAGCGCGCATCACCGCCCGCGACAGAACGGGCGGCGTATTCGACGGCATTGCCGGCAAAATCAGGCGGGTGAGCGGCGCCGCCACTGCCGCAAACCGCCAAATGGGCACGATCGAACGCGCCAGCGCCGCCGTATCCCGATCGACCGGCGCCATCGTCGCGGCCACCGGCCGCATGTTGGCGCCTCTGGCCGCCGGCTACGGCATTTCGCAAGGCGTCAAACGCTTTGGCGAGACCGAAATGGCGATCACGCGCATTGGTATCACGGCGGATGCAACGGATGCCGAGGTCGGGCAGTTGCACAAGACGCTGCGCGGCTTGGCATTCGAGGCCGGCAAACCGTTCGACGAGGTGACGGCCGGTCTCGAGCAGCTTGTCGCCGGCGGCCTCGATTTGCCGCAGGCCCTTCCCGCGATGCCGGCGATCGTCAAGACCGCGCAGGCGGCCGGCGCCGAGGTTCGCGACATGGCGAACACGTCGCTCGCGCTCATGCAGAACATGGGCATCGCCGGCTCAAAGATGCAGGACGCTTTCGACATCCTGGTCGCAGGCGGCAAGGCCGGGAAATTCGAATTGAAAGACATGGCGCGCTATCTGCCGTCGATCATGCCGGCGGCGGTCGCGGCCGGCATGAAAGGCGAGGATGGCCTTAAGCGCGTCGTCGCCCTGTTGCAGGCGGTCCGCGCCGGCACCGGCACGACCGAAGAAGCCGCCGCGTCGGTCTCGAACATCTTTGCGAAGATGGAGTCTGAGGAAACTGCCAAACGGTTCGCCAAGTTCGGCGTCGATCTGCGCAAGGAAATGGCGCAGGCTCGGAAGGAGAGCAAGGACCTGGTCGAGGTGTTCACCAGCCTCGCCAAAAAGGCCGTGAGCGGCGACCTGTCGAAGCTGCCGCAGCTTTTCTCCGACATGGAATTCGCCCGCGGCATGCGCGCGCTTATGTCTTTCGGCGATCTGCTCGCCGAAGTGATGGCGAAGCTGAACAACGCCCGCGGCTCGGCCGGTCGCGATTTTGACCGCGTCATGACCAAGTCGCAGGTCTCGATCAATCGTCTGTCGGAAAGCTGGGATCGCGCGACCGAGTCGATCGGCCGCCTGATCGACCGTCTGGGCGGATCGAAATTCTTGAACGGCCTTGGTAAAACAATCGAGAGTACGCTCGACAGCATGGATCGGCTCGGCGATCCGAAGAAGGCGGAGGAGTATCGCCGCGAGAAAGGCCAGCCGCAAACCCCGCTCGAATTGCGCGATCGCTTGTTGCGGCAGCGCCACCAGGAGCGCCTTGCCGATCTTGATCAACAGGTTGCCGTGGCCGAGCGCGATGTCGCCGCGGCCGATGCGACGGCGAAATTGCGCAAGGGCCTCGGCCGTGATCCCGGCGACGCGCGGCGCAAGCTTGAACGGCTGCGCATTGAGCGCGAATTGGTGCGGCTGCAGGTCGAGGCCCTCGCGATCCCCTACCCGCTGCCGATCGACCCGGCGCAATTCAAACAGGCCGAAGCCGCGCGCGAAGCCGTGAAGCTGCCCGACCGGGCGCCGATGCCGAGCGGCGACCCGCGCAGGCAGCGCCTTCCTGGCCGCCCTGCCGCCTCGCCAGCAACACCGCCGGCCGAGCCGCCGCCGGCGTGGTACGGCAACAGCTACGACTTGCTGCCGCAGGCCGCGCAGACGCCTGTCCTGCCGAAGCTGCCCGACCCGCCGGCGCGAGCCGAACCGCAGCTGCGGGGCACCGCCGAGATCACAAACAAGATCGTCGTTGAGCCATCGCCGGATTTCATCACGCGCGTGATCCAGTCTGTCCGCAGCGCAATTCCGGGGCTGTCCATGCGGGAGGGCACCACCGGCTCGACAGGCCACTCAATGCCCGAGGCTTCGCCAGGCGGCGATTGGTAATGGAGGATATGCAATGACCACCCATACGATACCCGGCAGTCCGAACGATAAGGCGCTGATCGAGATTGGCATCCGCCAAATGGACTCGCTACAGGCCGCTGCCGGACCAGCATTGCCGCCGATCCCCGATAATGATCCCGCGGTGAAGCTATTGCTGTCGGAGATCGAGCGCGGGTCCTTCCCCAGCCCCCACGGCGTGCGGCGCTACGGCGGCCCGAAAATCCGCTAGCCCGCGATGTTCGGAATTGACCGAACACTCCGAACATGGTGGCCGAACATCGGGCCGCCAAACAGGTCAGCGTCTGTTGTCAGCGTTTACTGCCTCGGTTGGCGCGCCGCGCTTGCCAGTCGCGATCATCTGCTGTTCGGCCTCGTGATCCTCTCGCGCCGCCAGCCGCGCCATCGCGCGGGCGAGCGCCAGGACGGCGGGATCGGGCGGCGGACGGGAATCGGCGGTCATGGTGCAAGTCTAGCCAGCGATACCGGTGCTGCCAAAGTTGCGAAAATCGCAAATGGGCCGCCATTGGCGGCGGTTGATTCTCGGTGTAGTTTTCGGATTGGGCCTAGAAACCCGGACCTGAGTAACGGCCACCGCTTGGCGGCGGTTGCCGATATGCGCCGCGAGCCTTGGCGGGCTCTATGCGCACGGTCGCGCCTTGGCGGGCGCGCCAACCTGGCCATTTTGGCCGGGAGGGCGCTGCCATGTCCAGCCGAAAGGTAAAAGCGCGCCGCCAGTCTCTCAGGCTGGTTTCTAGCTCCCGGCTGCCGGTCCGCCACCGGCAAGGCCCTAGAAAGCCGAAACTGAGAGCGATCCCATGACCATGACCGAGAACCGGTGCGACACTGCCGCGCCCGTGCATCCCGCACGGCCAGTGGAGTATCCGATGTCCCTGCAGAACTACTTTCCGCAAAACCACCTCGACGTCGAATTGATGAAGCTTGGCGACCGCTTCCTCGATGTGCGCATTCAGAGCCTCGCGGCCTGCGACCGCAACGCGGCCAACTGCCAACGTCTCGCCGACCTTCGGCGGAAGCATCCCGCAGCCGCGCGTGACAGAGCACTCGACGACGGGCTAGCGACCGAGACCGGCGTCGTAGCCTCGGAAGCGGAGATCGACCGTCTTAGCGCCGAAGAAGATGCGATCGTCGAACAGATCATTGCCGCACCGACGCGGACGATCGAAGGGCTGTGCGTCAAGGCGATCGTCCTGGAGCATGTGCACGAACTTTATTGCCGCGGCGCGGGCGAGGAAGGCTTTGAGACTCGGATGATCCGGTCACTCGCAATGTCTGCGATGTCTTTCATCGAGATTCCGTCTGTGCTGCGGCGGCAGATCGAGACCGTCATGCGCGCATCGGCACATCCGCCGGCCCAGATGATTGCCGCCTGATCGGCGGCAGCGTCCACAGCCTGTCATGGCGCGGTGGACGAATAGCCCTGTCCGGCAAGCGTTTCTGATGAGTCCGGCGCTGCGCGCTGTCATACCCCCTTGAACCTTCGGTGCGGTTTGACATACATCCGGACAGTCCCAAAAGGGGCGAACGAGGCCCGGCCCGCCGCAAGCGGGTGCGGGCCTCGCGGCTTTCCGCATCCTCGCCAGGACGAAGTTTAATCTGCGGTTTGGCCATCTGATCGACGGTAGCGCCGATAGCTTGTAATGGCGCAGACGCCAAATAGCCTTGTCCGGCGGGCATTCTGAGGCGCTCGACGCCGCGCGGTGTCACGCCCCCTTGCACCGTGGGTGCGGTTTGACATACACCCGAACCGTCCCAAAAGGGGTGAAACGAGGCCCGGTCCGCTGCAAGCGGGTGCGGGCCTCGCGGCTTTCCGCATCGTCAAAACCCGTCCAAAGGCGCGCGACGCTTGCGCAAAGTACGAAGCCTGATCTCGCCGTTTGGCTATCTGATCGGCGGTAGCGTCTATAGCTTTTAATGACGCAATCGCCGAATAGCCTTGTCCGGCAGGCGCTTCTGAGGTGTTCGGCGACACGTCGTGTCACACCCCCTTGAAACCCTGCCTGCCATTTGACATGGTTCGGACCATCCCCACTTGGGTAAAGACAGCCCCGGCCGCGACGCGGTGCGGGGCTTCGATTTTTGCGAGTCGCCGCGGCTCGCTTTTTTTTCGCAACGCCGGTAAGGCGATTTTCTTCAAACCACAATCGGAGTTGAACCATGATCCGACATGGCCTTGTCGGCGCTCGCGCAATGTCGAGTGCCATCGGTTATCGGCCAGAGCCGGTGCGCCAATGGCGAGCCGCCGGGCACCTGGACGGCATCGGTCGTATTCGCGATGGCGATATGACCTATGACGATGACGACATCGCGCTCATTGCTTCTGCCATGCATCTTGTCTCGCTTGGCTGGCGGATCGACGCAGCCTTCGCACTTATCCGCCGCTACCGCTCCGAATTCCTAGGCGTTTTGGAAGACGGATCGAGCGGCGTGATCACGGTCGTGTCTGACGACACCGCATCGTCGATCGTCATCAATGTGCGAACATTGGCCGAGCGAGTTGCTGCGCTCGCACACGAATTCGAGCGCAAGCGCTCACTCTAGCGAAAGGCCCCGTACCATGACCAAGTCTGCCAAACGGCGCCGGCCCCAACCGGCGCCGCAAACTTTCGTGCGCCGTGCCGACGTGCGCGGCTCGTCCTTCAATGCCGCGACGGGATCATTCTCCGCCGTCATCGCCACAGAAACGCCGGTGCGACGGCGCGGCTATGACGGCGACTATCTCGAAATCTTGTCGCTCGCACCTGGCGCTGTCCGGTTACAGCGCCTTACTTCCGGCGCTGCGCCGCTGCTCGACTCGCACC